TTAAAAAGGTTTTATTTCAAAATATGTTTGTAAACATATATATTAAACAGCCTTTCTTCTCACACTGAATAGGTCTTGTATTTCTTCCACAGATTTGTTTAGAGCGTTAAATCGCCTTTGCAAATCCTCAAATTGCGCTTCATACATGACTACTGTCGTTTCATACATTCGCTTCCAGTATTCAGCAGTTTCCGGAGATGGCAAATCTTCCACATCTTTTTCAGACAAAGACGAATGTGAAGTTTCATTGTCAAGGAACATTGGACCTTTGCCGGTGAGGATGTAGTTGGCGTTGACTTTATACATTTGACAAAACTCTTGTAACGTGTTCATAGACACACCGCATATTCCACGTCTTATTTTAGACATGGTGGCCTTTGATAAATTTTCTAAAGTGTTCCACACCTTATAATCGGTAAGTTCCAACTTTTCTATCGTCTCTAAAAAACGATAAGTGTAATCGTTAAACGCTTCATTATTAATATCATGTTCGGCATTATTTTTTTCATTGCCCAAATAGATATATTTCATATTTGCATCTGGAAAACATTCTGCAAACTTAGATAAGAACTTCTTGCTTGGCTCTTGTATCCCCCTTTTTATTTTAGTGAACATAGCCTCTTTAACCCCAGTGCTCTTCGCTATATTATAGAAAGATACTCCCATCCTTTCGACTTCTTCTAGAAATCTTTTTGTTAAATCACTAAGATTTGCTTCGTTTTTATTTTTACTTTCCATTTTAGATAGTATCTTTGCACACGTAACAAGTAGCAGTTGTTCGATTGACATTGTTTATACTTACCCCTTTCCGGGCTAATTATATGAGATGAATCCTGTGATAGCTGCTACCTATTACGGGATTCATTCTTTATATAAAATACAATCGGTCAATGGACATACTTAATATACCAATAGATATAATCAAAAGATACAAGGCAAGCAAGGCTGAAAAAGAATTGCTTGCCTTTGCTATTGGCATCAAGTGTCTGTATTCAAATTCTGTACTTACCGATGTAACCCCTTATAAAGTGATGAAACTGTTTCATGTTTCTCACGATAAAGCCAAACGCCTTATTAACGGAGCGTTAAACGACAGTTTTCTGTTTTCCGTAAAAGGAGGCAGCTTTCTTGCAAACACTTTTAAAAGCAAGGAAATCAAAAGGTCAATAGGGTGTACGCCTTTTATTTACACCTCTGATTATTGCTATAAACTGAATAAGAAGGAATATTCAATTCGCATGCTTGTGCATGAGCTGAACTGTATTATGCTTCTTTGTGCAGTCAATTCTATTGATAGAGACAACTTTCCGCAGAGTAACGGGAAACCGAAACAAAAACGTTGTGCCCTTACCAAGGATTTGACTTTGCGCAAACTTGGAAATATATCCGGTTCAAGCAAAAGTACCGCACACAGACTGATGAATGAAATGTTCCGAAACGGAGTAATCTCCAAGACAAGGGCGCACGGGGAAATGGTTATCCATACCGTGAATGCCAACACCGTTGAGGAGTGGCGCAAAAGAACGGGAAGGAAACACTTTATCTATAACCCCAAAGACGGAAGCGGATGGATTGTCATTCCTTGTTCTTACTCTATATGCGACAGAGGGACTACCGAGAAATATAAGCACGTTATTTATAATCACAAGAAGCGTGTAGAATCATCAAATCTCAAAGTGTCCAAGCATCCTGTTTATGAAAATCCGTTTGATAATCCCATTAACGCTGCTTATTTATGATATTTCTATTTTGGGAACATATATTATTTACAGAGAGAATGGGATTACATGGCGTATATAAACACATACGTGCGTGATAATTTAATATATAAAATATCAAGACAATGAGTAGATATTATACATTGAATTTGAATAATAACCGATTGTACAACATTTCAAAGAACGAATTATGAAAAATGAACCTAATTACACAATTACAATTTCCCGTAGATACGTTGAGGGAAAAAACAGCCTTAATGTAGAGAGAACCGTTACAAACGCCGAAGACGGTGAAGTAATATTTCATTCACTGCATGAAATTAGCAGCGACAGTGAAAAAGAATCACCTATTACGTTTCTTGAAAAACATTTAGGGCTGTACCCTCCCGAAAGCAAAAGCCAATGCAGATGTAATAGATGCCGCAATTTCAGTGATGGTTTTTACTTTCTCCGAAATGGGCGGTTCCACCGTTTTTTTAAGAGATTCAAGTTCAAGTTTTAGTCTCTCCAAATCATTTGAAAGTATTTTGTCTTGCATCTTAAATCCCCCATAGCGGTAGAATGTATCCAATTTTGAATTAAGATATATTTTACCGCCATTCTTATAACCTTCAATTTTAAGCATCCCCATATCTTCAAGTTCAATCATCACTTTTTCAAATTGCACCATACTGATATTAAGGTCTGGGACATTTTTATATTCAAAATAAAAACCATTTCCTTCTTTATTAAGAAGTTCATGCACTATTTTATCCTTTTCCTCCGGCATTATTACCTTAGGATGCTCCTTTCTCCCCTTCGATGCTGTCCTAAACTCAAACATAACAATATATTAATCAGAGTTTTACTAAAAACATGTTTTATAACATATAAAATACTAACTAAAAAAGAAAGTATTTCTTTGTGCTTTCTAAAATAGATAGTATCTTTGCACTGTTGTTTTAAACAACGTTTTAAGCAAGGCTATAAAACTAAAGTAAATACAAAGATAAGAAAATAAATAAAGAAAGCAAATATGAAGTACGATTTATCAGACATAATGAAAAAGGCTCACAACTTCTACAAGACCGGAAAATACACCTGGTCTGAAAGCTTGAAAAAGTCATGGAAGATGGCAAAGTTTTCTGTCCGCGTAAAAGAGGAAATAGCCAATATGGTAGACTATAAGTCTGCTGACGATAAAGCGTTCACTAATAGATTGAGAAAGGAGAATGAAGGCTATAAGCCGGCAAAAAGAAGCGCCTATGATAATTTCAATGCTCCGGCTTCCGTCTATTATACTTCTAACAACAGAGGGCGTTTTGGCTCTTGTTTCGTGGGTGATTAACAATAAAAACAATTAATAAAATGACTGATTGGGCAAATATTGTAAAGGTAGTTTCTGCAACTAAAACATTAGAGTATCTCCCGTTGGGAAAGCCTAAGGGAATAAAACATAAAGATATTACTGAGACTGTTATACGTTCTACTGTCACTCGGTTGTCAAAAAAAGGGTATTCGTTTTATGTAAAACCGACTTTTTATGGTACAGAAGTAACAAGAATTAAATAAAATTTCCTTATGAATATCAACAGAATATCAAAACAGACAGCCATGTTTGCAATAGGATTTATCGGCTTCTTATTCCTTCTCGGCATCGCAGGTAAATCAGATTATAATCAGGAAGTCATATACAACATGACGGAAACGGCTTACAATGTTATTGTAGATTCTCTCGGCGAAGGTTGTAGCGATACTCAAATCGTAAAGACTTATTTAAATAACAAAGAATATTACGACAGTCTAAGTTGGTAGGTTATGGGAAGAACGAAATCTGTAGGAAAGGTAGAGCCGGTCAACAAACTATGGCTCTCCGCTAAGGAAGCAATGGCATACTTAGGATGCAGTGATAAACTGTTGGAAAAACTAAGGAACAATGCCGAAATATCATTTTCTAAATATAATAACCGTACCATTTGGTACGACTTGAAAAGCATTGAAAGGTTTATAGAAAGAAACCGCGTTGTGTGAACAACGCTCCTTCCTCTTAGCTCAGCCAGGCAGAGCATCGCTATGGTTACTTGTTCGAAGGTTTAGTATCCGGTAATTTCCGGTTAGCGAAGGTCGCACGTTCGAGTCGTGCAGAGGGAGCATTATACATAGTTCTTTGACGTATTGAATGTGAAATAAGGTTTAAGTGTCTGATATTTAGACTTATTTCAATATAACCGAGGATTACGGATAGCGGAAACGCGGGGACTCCGTATAGGCTTGGTTATCGTGATTGTCTCTTTGCACCGAAATGTCCTACGGTAGAGAGTATGCGGTTTGGGCGCCCGTATCGCAAGAGACAAAGGTCATAAAGACAACATAAGCGTTCGATACAGTCTTAAATCGGTATAAAGCATGCGGTGGTAATGAAAGGCGCCCGTACACGCTTATTATATATACTCCCTTCCCGTCAAATTCGGGCACGCTGAAAAGCCAAACACGTATTGTTGCGTTGAAGGGAGCAATGCTTAATGAATAATGATATGAGAAAGGTAAAAACATTTACGGATTTGGTATTTAATCCACATTCTCTTAGCAAGGATGCACGTCATCTTCCTTCTCCGCTCCGTGAGGAATATATGGAAGCCAAACAAGCTGTAATGCAATTTAAAAACGGTTATGGAATAAGTGTCATAAAAGGAACTGTGTTCTATTCCAACGGCATAGATACCTATGAGGTTGCTGTCCTTAAAGATGGTGCTATTTGTTATGATACCTCAATTACAGATGATGTAATTGGTTATGTAAATGCAGATGAGGTATCTAATATAATGAAACAAATTCAAGAATTAAAATAGAGAATTCCTGTGGCTCTCAATAGATGCTTGAGAGTAGTAAGGCAACCATCGGAACGCTCACGGGAACAAAAGCCTGTAAGGGTGAATAATTTATGATAGCTTTTTAATGTAAACAGTCCCGTCCACGTGCTGGTCGGGAAACACTGCGACATGGCGGAATGGTAGACGTAGCACTCTATGATAGGAATGTCAAACCTTAGATGTGCGGAGCTTAACAACTCGTCCCGGTTCGAGTCCGGGTGTCGCAACATCTTCACTACAGATGAAGTATTTGTTTAGTCGTAGCCGGGCGGTCTGTGAAGATAGTCCGGTTTTTCTTGAAACCAATTAATAACAATATAAATATGAAAAAGAAATTTACTCCTGAAAATATTCAGGAACTTAAAGAGAATCAAATATTTGTTTTTGGCAGTAATATGAACGGCAACCATGCCGGTGGAGCAGCCAGATTAGCAGTTGAGAAATTCGGTGCAATCATGGGACAAGCCGAAGGATTGCAAGGGCAATCCTATGCTATTCCTACGCTGAATGAAGATATGGAGAAAGTCACAGAAGAAGATTTGATAACCTATTTGGGTAACTTACGGAATTTTGCCAACGAACATCCTGAAAAGGAGTTTCTTCTTACCGCCATTGGGACGGGAATAGCGGGGTTTGATACAAATTATATGGCATATATGGCTCTCAGAGCAAACCTTCCTGATAATGTTACTATCCCGAAAGAATTCAGTAAGATAAAAGGGTTCAAAGGCTTCAATTCTGATATGACTTGCAGGGATTTTAAATATGAAGAGGGAAAAGATTACGAAGAACAAGGTGATATAAGCGCTTGTAGTAATGGTTTCCACTATTGTCTTCATCCCTTAGATGTATTTGGCTATTACCCTCCTGCATACATTGGAATGAATAAGTTCCATGAAGTTGAAGGAAGCGGGGATATGGATGTTGATACGGATGATACCAAAATTGCTTGCTCAAAAATCCACATAGGAGCAGAGTTAAGTATTAAAAGCATTGTTGATGCGGCAATCAAGTTCACTTTCAGCAAATGTAAGTGGGTAAAGGAAAAGATTGCTACCGGCGACTATGGCGCTGCATCAGCTACCGGCGACTATGGCGCTGCATCAGCTACCGGCTACCAAGGCGCTGCATCAGCTACCGGCAACCGAGGTGCTGCATCAGCTACCGGCAACCGAGGCGCTGCATCAGCTACCGGCAACCGAGGCGCTGCATCAGCTACCGGCTACCAAGGCGCTGCATCAGCTACCGGCTACCAAGGCGCTGCATCAGCTACCGGCGACTATGGCGCTGCATCAGCTACCGGCTACCAAGGCGCTGCATCAGCTACCGGCTACCAAGGCGCTGCATCAGCTACCGGCAACCGAGGCGCTGCATCAGCTACCGGCAACCGAGGCGCTGCATCAGCTACCGGCAAAGAAAGCATAGCCCTTGCTGCCGGAAAGAATTGCAAGGCAAAGGGAGCATTAGGATGCTGGATTGTGCTTACTGAACGTGGAGAATGGGACGGGAGCACTTATCCTATCATTTCAGTTAAAGCGTTCAAAGTAGACGGTAAGTCAATCAAAGAGAATACTTTCTATTCTTTAGTGAATGGAGAGGCAGTGGAAATGAAATAACAATTTATTCCATCCGCATCAAAGGTAGTGCTATTACCGTACTAAAAGCCGTGAGAGAAGCGAAGTGCGCACCGCTTCCCTTTAACCTTGTACGGGCGGTTTAAAAACACAATACAATGGAAAATGAACTTGAAAAACTGTACAAGGAGCTGAACGAAGTCAAAGCTTGTGATTTGGAATATCTTCCCAAATACGGCTATTCTTCAAAAGAAGAAATCATTCAGCTTATAGAGGAAGACATTGAGGAGTTGCGCGCAGAACTCGAATGTAATCAATATGATTATACACCTGAAGAACTCGAAGACGAAAGGATGTTTCTTTGCGTTAGTCAAGGGCTACCAAGATATTGTTAAACTTAATATTATAAAATAATGCCAATCGTAAAAAAGAATGACGTTCTACCTGAACGTCCTGTTATTATTGTATTGTACGGAACACCAGGAGTTTAGAATATACATTTTACAATAGCAAACTACTTATTTATTATGCCGAAGAAAAATACGCTTGATGATTTTATTAACAAAGCACGTACTATTCATGGTAATCTATATGATTACTCACGTGTTGAGTATGTGAACAATAAAACTCCTGTTGAGATAGTATGCAACAAACATGGCTCATTTTATCAAAGACCGGATAGTCACTTAAATGGGAAGGGTTGTGCTTTCTGTGGGTTAGACAAGCATAGGACATTATTGTTTGGAGTAGGCATAAATGACCTATACTTAACCAAGACCTGCACCCTGTATAGGGTATGGAAAGGAATGCTGGAAAGATGTTATAGCTCTGATGGGAAATATTCATCATACAAAGATTGTAGTGTTTGTGAAGAATGGCACAAATTGAGCAATTTTAGAGATTTCTTTGATAAAAACTATATAGAAGGATTTGCTCTTGATAAAGACTTTATCATACCTAATAATAAGGTTTACAGCCCATCCACTTGCATATTTATACCAAAAGAGATAAACTCTATACTTGTTAAATGTGGTAGAGATAAAAACGGTAAACTGCATGGAGTGAATTTCAGTAAAAGACTTGGGAAGTATGTATCAAATGTTAGCTTTTTGGATAAATGTAAACGCATTCACATTGGTGTGTACGATACAATAGAAGATGCTGAAAGTGCCTACATTTCCAAGAAGTTAGATATAATAAAATCTGTTGCAGACAAATACAAGGATGCACTTCCTGTAGAAACATACAAGTTGATTATAAACCATAAATTTTAAAATATGCCTATACTTAAAAAAAATGACGTTACACCACGTCGTCCAGTAATAATTATGATTTACGGACAGCCCGGTTCGGGCAAAACTTCCATTGCAACAACAGCAGAAAATCCGGTTATCGTTGATACAGACAAGGGGTATGACCGCTCCGTTCAACGAGCTGATACGCTCATAGCTACAAAATGGGAAGATGTTATTGCAGAGCAAAATGCAGGAACATTCGACAATTACAAGACTATTGTTCTCGACACCGTTAAAGGTTGTACGGATGATTACCTACAAGTTTATGTTACAACACTTGACTACAAGTTGCAGAGAAACGCATTGAAGCGGTTTGGGGCAATGGCTGACCAATTCAAGGCTTTCGTAAACTTCTTGCGGTCAAAAGGTTGCGATATTGTGTTTATAGCACATGACAAAGAAACGCAAGAAGGTGATGTTATAAAGCACTCGCCAGACTGCACAGGTCAATCTAAGGATTTGCTGATACGCATAGCTGATGAGGTTGGATATATCTTTATGGAGAACGGAGAACGTAAAATCCAATTTAGCCCTGATGAAACGCATATCGGTAAGAATGTTGCGGAATTACCTGTCACAGTTATACCTAATGCAGCGGAACCCGAATTTGCGAACTTTATGGCAAAATTGATAGAGCAGGTAAAAGATGGCATTCAGAACAAATCTGAATCAAATCGTATTGCCCATGAACAACTTGCCGAAATCCGTGAGCAGCTTTCCGCAGCCATGACCGATGAGGATATTGTCGCTCTGATGGCAGCTACAAAGGAACTTCCGAAGGTGATGCAGAATCCGTTCTTTGCCGAAATGCAGAAAAACCTTGCGACAAAGGGTTACGTCTTTGATGCGAAACAGAAGAAATTTGTGAAGCAATGAAAAAGCCTCTTATAAGGGTCACTCAGTTAGAAGCCTTCCGACGATATATAGAGCAATCCGAATACGCTAACTATGAGATAACCGAGCAATCGGTTATTGAAAGCATAACAGGTGTGTTTGAAGGGAACACCTATACAAAAATCGGAAGTGCTTTCCATAAAATTGTAGAAGAAGGTACACCGCAATGCGAGAAAGTAGAAGCAGGCGAGCGTACCTTCCTATATTATGGGAAAGAACAGAAAGAGCATATACCGTGCGGCAGGGCATTCGATATTGAAGGGAACAAGGTGATATTGGACGTTCCGCAGTGCAAGGTAGCTCTTGCGTACCGTAACGAACACCCCGATGCGTTCCACGAGATAAGGCTTTACAAGGACTTTGGCGATGCGGTTGTTACAGGTTGTGCCGATATGATAGATGGAGTTGAGATAAGGGATATTAAGACCAAATACTCCACACCGTCTGATGCGGATTACATCAACTCCTGCCAATGGAGATTCTATCTCCAATTATTCAATGCAGATGTATTCCATTTTGATTTGTTTGTATTTGAAGGATATGATAAAGAGAAGCATGGATATGATGTCAGAGGTATTCCGTTGAAACGTTATGGTCCTGCAATAACATGCTATCGCTACGATGGTATGGAGCAGGATAATTATAATCTGCTTCGCTCCTTTCTTGAATGGGCTGAATACAGAGATTTGACCAAGTATTTACTTAAAGAAACAATAGAATAGAAAATGAATTTAACCGGAAGCGTAAATTTGCTAAAGCTCGAAAAAGTGGGCATAGCAACAATTAAGAATAAGAAATGCGTTGTCATTCCTATAGAAGAAAACGACCTTTATGTAAGTATGGACGAGAACCTGAAAGCAAAAGCCGTCTATCTTAACGTTAATATTAATGAGCGTAGAGAGCCGAGCCAATACGGAAATACCCATTACTGCAAACAATACTTATCAAAGCAGTATAAGGATGCGAACAAGACAGAAGCAGAAGCCAAGTCAAAGGTTTACTTGGGAGACTTCAAGCCTTATGAGTTTGAGGGTTCCGGGAATGCTGCGGCTACGGTGGAAGCGCCAACCTTACAGACCGACGGGGAAGACGACCTTCCGTTCTGATGTGTAACCTATAAACATATAATATCATGCTGTACGAATTTAAGCTAAAAGTAAACAAGGTTAACGAGAAAGGCGATGAAAAGGAAGTCACCGAACATTACATAACCGATGATGAACTTTTCGGTCATGTGGAATTGAAAGGCAATGAGCTATACAACGGTGAGTGTGATGTTTTCGCAATCAGCCGGAGTAAGATACGTGAGATTGTCAATGAGAAGCAGGAAGATGAGTTCTTTTATAAGGTCACTCTTGTTGAGATTTTCGTAGACGAAAACGGGAAAGAAAAAGAGAACAAATATTATGTTCTAATAGCTGCAAAAGACATGGACGATGCCAACAAAAAGGCAGCGGAATACATGAAACAGGGGCTTCAAGATATGAAGCTGGACGCTATTGCAAAGACAAAGATTTTAGACTTGATATAATTAACCGAAAGCCCTCTGCTCACGCAGAAGTCCCGTGAAAGGTTCGGGTTAAGTGATTTAATTTCAGCTAACAGTTAACTATCCCGGTGTGGCTTGACCGCCTATCCGGGAACTATTTGTTAACCTGCCTGTCCGGTCTGTGAAGATTGGGCGGGCAAAAATGGTGGTATGGCGGAACAACGAGAGACGCTAAAGTGAAGCTCTTATAGATAGGTTGGTAAGTCAATGTGTTACGGTTAGCCGTAAAAAAAATTCAAACCACTGAGTTAATAACGGGTAATGCCGAATAGACCGCAATGTCAATGAATAAACTACTTGGTGAAAGTCCAAGAAAAACTCCTATCATGCAGGTGCAAGTCCTGCTACCACCTCATAAATGTGAGCCACACGTAAATGGCATGGGTTAGTAATAATGGTTGTGCCCTGGAGAATACGCTTCGGGGCTTTAATAAAAAACATCATGGAAACAAAAGAAATTACCAAGACTATTTACACTGCAAATGACGGGAAAGAGTTCTTAACGAAAGAAGATTGCGAAAAGCATGAAAGGTTTGTTGAAGAAATACTTTCACGTATTAAGTATTTCTGTATCAGATGTAATCCTGACTTAACAGAAACAGGAAATTTCTCTCATAAAATATATGTGGCTGTGTTTTCTAAACATTACCTATATAAAGATATTGCATTTCAATGGGCTTTAAAGAAGTTTGGTACTTACTTAGGGGAAAGCGTAATGGGATATGGCTTCCAACCCCATTTTAATGTAAGTGAAGTTTCTAAAGAAGAATACGAAAACTGCCCACCTACTGAATGGGGAGGCTCGAAATTAGAAAGTGAGAAAATATTCCTTAGTCCCAAATCGGTAGAAGGATTTCCTGAAAACATTGACTACATGGAAGAATGGGGATTCAAATAAAAACTTGAATGAAACTTACAATAACCAAATCCGAAGGTGCAATCATTCAGAAGCTTATCGCAGACCGAAAGTCAGACATTCATAATATTGGAGGTGACAGCAAGCAGGCAGAGCGTCTAAGTAAGCTGAACAAGAAGATTGCAAGGCAGATAAAGAAACAATACAAGACATGAGTCCTTACGTAATAACTTCTGCGGTTCTTATTACTTATGACGGAAAGAAGATACCATTGGAAAACATAGAGAGTGAAATAATGACCCGACCTATCCAGTTGACTAAGGAGAGGATACTCGATGCTTTCTCCACGATGAAGGACAAGCCGGTGAATGTTGAACTTAAAATAAAGCATATATGATATGGAATATAAAGCTGCCATAAAAGGTAACGCCCCATCAAAGGCTAATTGCTACAAGATAGTAACCATTAACGGACACAGATGTTTGGCTAAGACTCCTGCATTAAAAAAATATGAGGAATCTTTTATTTGGCAGGCTGGAAAGTTGAGGGATTTGAATATAAACGAGCCGTTTGAGTTCCACATTGACGTGTATTATCCGAGCAAACGTAGTGATTTGGATAATGTATTGAAACTGCAACTTGACGTGTTACAGCGTATAAAGTGTATAAAGAACGATAATAACTGTTGCCTTATCCATGCACGCAAATTCGTTGATAAGGACAATCCTCGTGTCGAGATTGTGATTAAGACTTTGGATTAAAAAAATATAGTTTTCTTTTGGCATTTTGGTTTGAGTGTGTATCTTTGCGGTGTTTTCCCGCCAAGAAAACATCTTTATTAGCTTAGATATATGGATTTTTTATATCCATTCGACAGATTATATCTATAAATATAGGCTGTTCGTATTCCCTTGTGAACTATGTATCTTTGCTGATAGTAGTGTTTCTTGGCGGAAAACAGGGAAGCGGACAGCTTTCTTTTTATACATAACTCAAATTCTAATCACAATGCCAAGAAACTTAGAATTGGAGAATGGGAGAATAATATGTACCCCACAATCTACGTTAGTTGCTAACGAGAAAGCAACAACTCTATCCTTATCTTCTTCAACCGAAGAAATCAAACGCTATTTCAAAGCTATTTTAGAACTTTCAAAACTGAATGTTCCCTACCCTGTTAACCTTGATAGTTGCTGGATGCTTGCCTATTCAAGAAAAGATAATGCGACTAAAGAATTAACTAAAAACTTCATCCAAGACGTTGATTATCAAGTTTTGCGCCAAAAAGCGGAAAACCCAAAAGGCGGCAGACCAACAATAGAATACCACCTCTCCGTCTCCTGCTTAGAATACTTCATCGCCCGCAAAGTTCGCCCCGTATTTGATGTGTACCGTGAAGTCTTTCACAAGGTGAACGAGATTGCGCCAAAGGTTGTAAAATCAAGCGCAGCCGACAAGCGGAAAATCGCAAAGCTCGAAAAGGAACTGGAGTTTACGAAAAAACTTCTCGAATGGACAAGATGGAGCGAACGCAGGGAGATTGAATTAAAATGCTCGTGCTTCTCTTTCCTCGTAAAGACGAAGCAGTACGACAAGTGGGCGGAATACAGAAAAACAGGAATAGTCAAGAAGTAATAGCCATGATTGAAATACTTATCGTGTTGGGTAGCCTTTTGTCGGGCTACCTCACTTTCCGAAAAAAGGGAGAGAAACTTTTCTATTGAGTAAAATCTAAAAAATTAAATATTATGAATACTTCAATTATTAAATTCGATTACAACGGAAATATAATTCCTTTTGAGAAAGGGAGTGATGTTATGGTAAACCTTACGGCTATGGCGAAAGCCTATCCCGATAAGAATTTATCCACAATTGTTAACTCGCAGGAAATCAGCGATTATTGCACATCACTTTCCAAACTAAAAAATTTTAGTTTGGCTGATTTACTGATAGTTAAGAGAGGTGGAGATAATCCAGGCACTTGGGCACACCGTCTTGTCGCTATTCGTGTTGCACAAAAACTAAATTCCGATTTAGCGGTATGGGTGGATATGAGAGTAGATGAGCTTCTTAAATACGGTATGACCGCCACGCAGCCAACTTTGGAGCAGATGATAAACAACCCCGACCTTGTTATCAGCCTTGCCACACAATTAAAGAACGAACGCGAGGAAAAGCAAAGAATGGCTTGCGAAAATCAAATCCTCAAAGAACAGAACAAAAACATAATTGAAGAAACCAAACCTGCTGTAACCTTTACAAACGCATTTAGTGGAGCGGAAAGTTCATGCCTTATCGGAGAGCTTGCAAAATTAATTGCGCAGAATGGATACGATATAGGCGAAAAGAGATTGTTTGCATGGATGCGTAAAAACGGATATTTGGGCAAGCATGGAGAAAGATATAACGTGCCAAATCAGAAATACATAGAACAAGGGTTGTTTGTAATCAAAAAAGGCGTACGCTCTGGAAGTAATGGCGTTTTACATACTACATTGACTACAAAAGTTAGTGGCAAAGGACAAGTTTACTTCGTGAACAAATTTCTTAATACCATATAGAAAGTAATAATATGAAAACAATAAAGCAGCAATCAGAAGAGTATGCGTTGAAATATCCTTCCGAAATCCGAAATGAAATAGCGAAAGCATGGATAGACGGGAGAAACTCAATAAGGAAGAAAGAAGTGCTTGACCTCTATTTCGTAGAGGAAGAATACAAGGATATATTCATCTACTGGCTCAACTACAAAAAAGAGAGGGGGCAGCCATACAAGCAGACCGGAGCAGAGGCATGTTACCGGAAGCTATTAACTCTTTCGGGAGGTGACAAGCAGATGATGATTGCAATAATAGAGCAAAGCATGAGTAATAATTACCAAGGGTTATTTCCACTAAAAGACAATGGGAACAGAAATCACACTAACAAGCAAGGAAATAGCGGTTCTATCTTCCAGGCAGCTGATTGCTATCTGCAAGAACATCAGTAATGAGATAACTTCCATAAGCCAAGCGATAAACGCACCTCCCATACAATTATCACAATGGAGGAAAGATAACGAAACCTGCATAAAGGCGGTTCTTGTAAAGTTCATAGAAGGCACTCTGTTGTTTTACGGCCGTAGCCGCGAGGATATGAATGATTATCAAGTAGCATCCATTGTAAACTCTATCCTTGACAAGTATTATTATTTCAGAATTGAGGACGTTTGCCTTTGTTTTAAACGGGCAAGGGAAAACTCATCATACGGTGGATTTTACGGCAAAATAGACGGTTCTGTCATCATGAGCTGGTTTGCCACTTACGATAAGGAGCGGGATGAAGTGATACACTCAATGCCGGAAGAAAAAATTAATGTTTTTACCGGAGAAGAGTATAGCCGGGAAGAGTACATTGAGATGTTGAAAGCTAAGATAGCCGGTGGAGACCTGTACGCAAACGAAGCATTGCGGCGTGTTGGTACATTCGAGCGTATAATGTTTGATAGACGTGGAGAGTACGCCAATTATAAGTATTGGCGAAAACATAAATTTGACAATAAAGTATGAGACTTACAATATGTTGGACGACAAGAGGCAGGCAAAGACGCTTTTACTATGATATATGCAAAAAGTTTGGCATATCGGATTACATGAGTGTTAATCATGAGACGCCATGTGATATAAGGGATGAAGATATGGAACTGTTGAAGGAATGCGAAAAACGAGGGTTTATCCAAATAAGAAACAAACGGTAAATAATCATGGACATAGAGATTGAAAAGAAAATCGAACAATTGGAGTGGCAGCGTGACAATGCAATGCGCATACGCTGCCCGTTGGTGGCAAGGAAGTATCAGCGCATGATTGATGAACTTGCAAAAGAGAGCAGAAACAAGAATATGAACAAGGCAGAACAGGCAAGACAATGACTACCGACACGGCAAATCAGATAATTAGCAAGTATGAGAGCCTTGTAGTTCTGTGCACCTACAACATACTGCTCACGAACGACATCTGTTGCGGGCAGGTTATCGAGTGTCTGCATGCGATGAAGAGAACGCCTTATTACAAACAGGCATTCAAGCGGTATTTGAATGATGCCGATAAGGCAAGAAAGGAATACGAGCGTACTGTAAACAGCGTTATCGGTTCAGACCGGAGCGAGTTTTTCGCCGACTGCAACGACAAGTACACGGAAGAAGTGAACAAGCACGTGGATATGCTGTATTGGCAGTTCAAGCAGGTTCTCGACGATAACGGCATATCCCATTCCGCAGAGATTGCAAGGTTCGAGCTTGCAAGGACATTGTGTGATTACGCCTGCATCCAGTTTGACGAAAGGATTAAAGAACTTCGGAAGAAAGATGCACGGTTCAACGGGTTTACGTTGGAATATTTGAAGCTTTCAAATGTAGCAAGGGTGATGAACCTTGCTTCCGATAGTTTGAAAATCGGGAAAACGGTCAATATGAACACAGAGCGGTGTACAGCAGCGTTTGATGTACTGGTAAGAAAGCTGTCGGATGCGGATAATATTGCCAACGCGATAAAAGTTTAGTGAGATGAAGCCTATTTATAACCTTATAACCCTCCTCATGGACTGGCTTTCGGTAGAGGTCGGAGCGAATGAAGAGTGGTTCTGAATTATGGAAATGAAGAAAAGCGAATTGACACACGGCTCTCTGTTTAGCGGCATTGGCGGTTTTGAATTAGGTGCCGAAATGGCAGGAATTGACACTTTGTGGAATTGTGAGATAGAAAAATTTCAAGGTGAAATATTAAAAAACAAATTTCCTCATGCAGAAAGATTCACAGATATTACAAAAACAACCGGACTCCGATATGTGGACATCATTAGTGGAGGATTTCCGTGTCAAAACATCAGTGTTGCCGGAAAACGTGAAGGTATTAAGGGAAAGCGCTCCGGGTTGTGGAGTGAGATGTACCGAATTATATGGGAAGTTAGACCTAAATACGTCATCATTGAAAATTCGCCAGCTCTCACTATTTCCGGTCTCGAACAAGTCCTATGCGACCTTTCCAAAATCGGGTATAATGCGGAATGGCAATGTATATCAAACTACGCTTTTGGATACCCACACAAAAGGGAAAGACTTTATCTTATTGCCTACTCCAACAAAATCGGATTACAAGGCGACGTTTGCAAATGTGGAAGCATTAACTCGATATTTAAACAGTGGACATCAGATACGAGTGTCGGATATACTTGCGCAAAAAGGATTCTTGAAATCCCAGCGCATAGCATTGTTAGAAATGATGATGGGTTTCCCGATTGGTCACACAGAGTTGGAAGTATCGGCAATGCGGTAAATCCAACAGTGGCAAAATATTTATTTGAATGTATTAAGATTTTCGATAAACAATTAACGTAAAACTAAATAGAAAGGAGTTGAAGAATGAAAAAGGACATCAAGGAAGCAATAAAGGAACATCTTTATGCAAATACGTTTGTAACAGACTCGAATAATCCGGGTTTTGTAGATAGATTTTTTGAACACACTAAAGCTGCTGAATGGGGTGCGAACTGGCGAATCAACAGCGCGTGGCATGATGCAAGCGAAAGGCCAGACAAAGGGAAGATGCTCATTGTGGAGGATATTGACAGTGCTTATGATTTGGTCTATTTAACCCAAAGCAAGCCATGGGAAGAACTTTCGGAAAAGAATCATTATATGCGCTGGGCATACATCGAAGATTTACTACCTAATATGGAGAATTAAATCATGAAACCAATTTTGCTTCAAGCAAGTTGGAAAAGATTGTGAACTACATAAATCAGAACATTCAATAAGGATAAGTTATGAACAGACAGTAGAAGAAGCAGCCCGCACTCATTGGAGTGAAAGTACATATAATAAAGATACAGAGCTTGCCTATGATGAAAGAGACTGTATAGTTATCAAGGCATTGGCAAAATCGGTTGCATTACGGGCTTTTAAGAAAGGTGCAGACTGGCAGTCAAGGCAATCCCCGTGGATAAGCGTTGAGGAACGGTTGCCAGAAAATAATACCGTGGTTCTGACAAGAGGGGCTTATGGCTTCCTTATTTGCCAGCTTTCATCTTTGGGTGAATGGGAAACCGGGGCAAATGTTAATAAAGAAAGATTAGGCATTACCTATTGGATGCCCATCCCCTCTTTCGATGATATACTCGAAGCCAACAAGGATGTACTGGAACGGATTAAGGAGAAAGGAGTGAAAAATGAAATATCATAAAGTAAAGAAAAAGCAAAAATTTGAAAGGGTTTGTTACAACTGTAAGCATTATTATAAATGTACTGACAGATTTAACAAAGATACTATAAACTGTGATAAATTCAAATTTAATGCTTTATGCAAGAGTGTTTAAAAAGGAATGAGAAATGGAATCAAAACAAGTATTATCAATAGACCAAATGAAACATTTGCAGGAACTTGGATTAGATACGAGTGATGCAAGTATGATATTTCAAAGAGGTTCTGCCACAAGACACGAATGGGTACTTCATGTAATGGGGTATGCAGACATATCATTACGAGAAAAAGAATTTACTTACACCTTGCAGGATATTCTCAGCAAGTTACCGCGATACATAAATGACTTCGGTGTAATGTATAAGATGTGCGTTGAACCTCTTTTTTCTGGTCCTTGGGCTATAAGTTACCAAAGAGGCATATCTGAACCATTCATTTTTAAAGTTGCCGGAAATCTATTAGATGTAGCCTACGAGATGTTGTGCTGGTGTATTGAAAACAGGTATATTAAAACTAAAGAATAGTTATGAAAGCAAGAATAAAAGCAACCGGAACGATTGTAGAGGTTGAAGGCTTATTCGACGTTGGGACTGCCTTAGTGAATGGTAGGTATTTCAAAGTGTCAGAACTCGACTTCTTTGATAATTTTGAAACTATTGATTGGGAGCACAGGCGTTATGAACTGGCGAAGGCTGCAATGCAAGGATTCTGTAGCAATCCACATCAACAGATAATGGATGCTGACTCAAATATGGTGGCAGAATGGAGTATTGGTTTCGCTGATTCACTAATAAAGAAATTGAAAGGGAACTAATCATGGAAATAAAGAACGGAATAATAATAGACGGAGTGCTGCATGAAATTGTGCCAATGAGAGAAAACTACTCGTGTGACAATTGCAGCTTGGAAGAAAAATGCGATAAAATAGATTTTTTCTTATGTACATTAATTGCTGGAAGGCATAATTCTGATGAACGTTTTATCAATCGTGGCAAAGTGACAGATATTAAGATAGATAAGGAGGAATAACTATGGGATTTACAACACCGTGTTTTATACGCAAAAATACACCGGAGCTTCGAAAGAAGCTGGAAGAGTTGGGGTATTTCAACGACTCTCCTGAATGGACAAATAATTGTAGTATAATATGGGCTTATCAATATCCAATGAAAGGATTTGATACTCCTAATTATGTGATTGCGGATTCTTTTGACATCCTTTTTGACAAACATAGTGCTTTATGTGGGAAATTTATTGATTGCGGATTTAATGAGGAGTTTTTCTTAGCTATCGCTTCATTGAGAGATGATACAGATGATAATCAACTATTCACCAATGGTAAGGGCGATTGGGGTATATATCGGGATGGCTCTGATGGCAGTTTACCTGGAATGGATTTCTATGGGATGCCTAATGATTTTAACTTATTATATTATCATAAGGCTACCGTAAACGAACTGATTGAACACTTTAAAGTATGAAGAAAATAATTATCCTTTTGGCAACAGTTGCACTATTCGGGTGCAATAACTCTGGAGAATACCCTATAGAACACCGTACAATTGAGGGAAGCGTGACTTATCTCAATGATAGTATAGTGATTATCCGTACCCATAAAAAGGGGCTTGACAACTACGAAACGAAGATTATTAATTTGAAAAGACAATAGCCATGACCGAAGAACTTGTAACATTAGAGACAGCGAAGCTGCTGAAAGAGAAAGGATTTAATGAGCCATGTATGATTGCTATTAATATTGAAGATAGTAGACAATATGGTACCAATAGAACAAATAGCGAGTTACCAATAAAAGTATGTTCCCATCCTACTCAATCCGTTACACAAAAGTGGCTGCGTGAAACCAAGAAGCTACACGTTGAAGTATCCTATATGTATGGAGACTATTGGATATATGATATACTAACAATACCGAACCATGATTTAGTGGGATTATCCGACAGGCCTTTGGTGCATTATAAAAGCTACGAGGAAGCACTTGAAGCCGGAATACAAGAAACTTTAAAACTTATATGAGAATGGACCCTGTTGTAAATGATGCTTATAGACTTAGAAAACTTTTAGAAAAAGCAACGGGACTAAAAGTATATAAGTCGGAGCTAATAGCCAACTATTTTAATGGCTATCTAAGTATAGTACAAGAGTATAAAAACGAAACTAATCCGCATATTACAGTAGCCCAAGGTAGTTGGTCGATAGAAAATGGCGGAGAGTATAAAATTTCATTCTATACACCTACAATCGTTATTAAAGGCAAGAGGATGCTTAATACTCGTTTTGTAAAAGATGTAGCCTATAAGATAGTGGAAGCATTAAATGATGAATTTGGGGAAGATAATTGGAATACGTGCAATGAGGAGCAAAAGTGTTGGCTTCCCATGTCTCGAAACTCTTTCTATTTACAAATCCCAAATTTTGAGAAATATTAAAACTTATATGATTATGAAAGCAAACCTAATATTTTTTCTTGCGATATTCATCATATCAGCATTATTCATCGGGCATTTCCGGTTGACATTCTCACCGTTCAGTGTATCCTTTCTCTATTGGCATAGGACTGTAGGAGTTATTCTTATCGTTGCAGGATGCTTGGTTTACAACATAGGTGAGCATATATCAGGCTACAAGAAAGGACTGGATGAAGGTATGGAGATTGTTTTGAAAGAGTTAAAAAAAAGATACAATGAAGAAGATAATGTTCAATGATAAATACAGTCTAACCCAGGCTGTATTGGATGGTCGGAAGACGCAGACAAGAAGAATCATTAAGTGTCCGAAAGCATATCAAGAAAATCCTGCTGGATGTTTTAGGATTACTGAATCAGATGATGTTAGCCCCCTTTTTGAGATTCTTGTATATGATAAGGACTGTAATGACTTTGTTCCAATGTTTATTCAGCCGAAGTACAAGGTTGGTGGAGTTTTTGCCATTGCACAATGTTATGAAAGTTTAGGGATGAATCCCGAAATTGCACTTAATGATAGGGACGGAATAGGATTTTATACTAAAACTAAATTCGCACCCGGTTGGAAAAATAAAATGTTTGTCCGCGCTGACCTCATGCCCCATCATATCCGCATTACCAACATCAAGATAGAACGGTTGCAAGGCATTTCCGATGAAGATTGCTTTAAGGAAGGAATTTTTAAATGGGATGCTGGACAAAAGGATATTCCTTTTTATTCATTCCATTACGCAGATATACCCGACTACAATGATCCTCGTGACGCATTCGCAGAACTGATAGATAAAGTCTCCGGCAAAGGTACATGGGCATCCGATCCTTATGTTTTCGTATATGAATTTGAACTGATTGATTAAAAACGAGAAAAGATATTGATTATGAAACGTGAAATAAAATTCAGAGGAAAAAGCACTGATACGGGGAAATGGATATATGGATTTCTCTCTTTTTTCTATACTGCCGGAAGGGACGAAAACGGACTTATCCTCACAGACAAGGCAAAGATATATTCTCCGGAAGACTGCCGGTGCGATGACGTATGGGCTGAAACTGTTGGTCAGTTCACGGGAGTTAAATACAATGATAGAGAAATATATGAGCATGATTTGGTTGAATGCGCTGGTGTACTATGTGAAGTAGTGTATAGTGATAAAATCGGTTCTTTTGTGCTATTAGAAGTTCTGTCTCAAAATCTTGGAAATAAGCCAATAGGACAAATGATAGATATGTTCGGGATTAGATATGTAGGTAATATTTACGACAGCCCGGAGTTATTGAAATAAAACAACCATGAGTAAATACATGAATTGGGAACTCTACGATAAACCACCTGAGGGTTTCTCCATTGACAAGCATACTGGTTCTCCTTTGACCGGATACGACTTTTACACAAACGGGAAAAGCGTCTTAAACGGAGGAGTAAGAATTCTTGTAAAATCTCTGAATGTTCATGTTAACAACATAGCAGACAACCACTACCCCGTGAAAAGAAACACTCCCAATAACAAAGAACCCAAACAAGACCCGATGATTAACCGTAATGTGCGCCAACGGGTAAATGTCTTTGCACGCGAGAGGTTTAAAGTAAAGCTACTACAAGAAATAGAATTTGATTTAATGGTGTGTCAACTCGAAGGCTGGAGTATGGGAAGCTACGTCAATGAGCTTAAGCAATTGATTGATGATGTTTATCGGAGAATGGTTAAGACAAAGAAAAGGAATAGCAAGACTATCAGTAACCCAAAACTTGAATTTAAAGATGAATGAATTATATATACCTCCACAGCGATTAAACCGCAACCCTATTAACGGGCGGTTTTTAAAAGGAAGTATCCCTCATAACAAGGGGAAGAAATGGGATGATTACATCCCTTCGCATAAAAGGGAAAGTATGATTAAAGGATTAGCTTTAGGGAGAACGGGAAACCCTAATATAGCGGGCTGCAATGCAAAGAAAGTAGTAGCCATAAAGAGCGGACGGTTACAAGGTGTTTTCCAGTCCTCTAACGATGCGAAACGAAAGACTGGCATTTGCGCCCGTAATATCAGGAATTGCTGTTCCGGAAAGCGTAAACACGCTGGCGGCTATCAATGGTTTTGGGAAAGCGATAATAGTTGGTGTGAATTAATTATAAATGAATAATATAACCATGAGTAAATTAGAGCACATCGCCACAATTGATTACTGCTACTGGCGATTGGAAAAGTTGAATGAGGCTCTTTCCAAGCCTAAATCGACTATGGAGCAGTTGGTTGATAAAGCCTGCGGTTATAATGAAGTAGAAGAAGTGAAAAAGGAAGCTATAACCGTTTTGGAACAGATTATTGAAAGCAAAAAGGCTATCGGTGCGGATTATTCGGGTGATAGCAAGTTCCTTGATAAATTAAAGAACAAAGAAACGCATGAGTAAACTATACAAAGCAACCCTCTTCGGTAAATCATTCATTATAGGATGGTTCAGCCATGCGGACAAGTGGTATCATAAATTTAGTATAATATATTGAACCAATGAGAAAAGCAGACAGAATAATCAGAGACAGACACTCCCGCATCCCGGACAAATACAAGAAGATTGACACTGCGGTCAACGGGGATGCGGAAAGCTTTGCCGAACAACACAAGGAAGTGGAAAGAAGGCTATTCCCTCTATGCCTTAACAAGACCACCGTTATTTACGTCACAAAAGACAAACAAAATGAAACATATGCTGCGAAAGCACGTAAACGGATGGGGATAGCAGAGCCGAAGAAACCTTTCGTTGACCCGCTTTCGGAAGAAAACATTACCAAGTTATACAAGGAAGAAAAGATACCGCCCCGCAGAATGGCTGAAATGTTGGATGTAAGTGTAAGGACGATATATCTAAGATTGGCTAAGTATGGACTTACAAAAGTTAAATGCAGATAACATGAAAGAGAATAATATTTTAAACAAAGAGATTTATACAGAGGCTATGATAGCAGCCTCTAAGGTTGATTTCCTTGAGAGCAAGGAAGAAGTTGAGATGTATGCCACTTCGCTGTATAACGCGATGATATGGGGTAGAAAAGTAAAATATTAAGTTTTTTATTGGGCGTTATAGAAATTAGAGGTATATTTGCAGCGTTACACATATTAAGAGGCGGACGGTTGTCTGCTATTAGCAGGCATTTTTTATGTTTGTAAGCTAACGCTGTATATTATAGCGGTCTGCAAACCCGTGTGGAGAGTTAATAGCCTCCCAACTGCCTCTTAGGTATGTGTAACGGCGGGTTAATTGCAGACCGTCTTCTTTCTGCAATGCCATAAAACGTTACAAAAATGGCAAATGAATTAAATCCAAACAAGAAAACAATGAGCTCGCTTGAAATTGCAGAGCTCGCAGGTAGAAACCACAAAGATGTTATGCGCTCTATTCGTGATATGGAACCAGCATGGGTGAAAGTTAACGGGCGCAATTTTGCGCTCGTTGAATACAAGGATGCAAAAGGAGAAACTCGTCCTTGTTATGAACTACATTACGATGAGTGTATGTATGTCGCTTCCAAATTCAATGATGAAACGAGAGCAAAATTGGTTGTTCGTTGGAGAGATTTGGAAACAGGAAAAGCCGAACCGATAATCAGTTTGGTAAAAACAGAAACGAAACAGCCAACCATATCCGACAAGATGAAAGCTGCTACATGGGCAGCAAAATTCTTGAACTTGAACGAGAACTCAAAGCTAATTATTGCAAAGCAGATACTTGAACCGTACAATCTACCGCTTCCAGACTATACCCCGTCAAAAGGGATAATAAAATCAGCAACAAAACTTCTTGAAGAAAGAGGACTGGAAAGGCAGATTTCTGCACAGGCTTTCAATAAAATAGCCATGCAGAAAGGTTTTTTGTGTGAGGTAGAAAGGAATTCTTCACGCGGTCAGAAAAAGAAATTTAAGTCAATTACGGAGAAAGGTCTTCTGTATGGAGAAAACCAAGTAAATCCGAATAATCCGAAAGAAACTCAACCATTATGGTATGGAGATAAGTTTGATGAATTTCTTAATGTATTAGGGTTCTAAAATTAGTGATAAACGTAAACAATACATTATGAAAAGAGATACAAAAACACCGTTCTATGACGTTATGTGCAATGTAAACGAAAGCTGCGTTTTGGCGGTATATTTTAATAAAATTATTGGTGAATTGGAAACTGTAAGAATATTTTCTTCACCAAGAACATTTGAGGACACTAAGAAAGAGAATAAAGATTATTCTGCTATTTTTTATCAAACTGTTCTTTGGGAATTGTGGTTTCATGGAGTTGTGGAAAGGCTTAATGAATGGAACGAAATACTTAATGAATACTTTTCCGAATACGAAGGGAAGTGGAAATTTTATGCTTGTTCAAAAAGGATTGAATCTATCAACGAATATGGAGGTGAAGAATCAGATTACAATGAGGACGGTAGCATAAGAACTTTAAACCTAACCAAAGATGATTTGAGACATCATACAGCTCTTGGTGAAATGGTGCAAGATGATTGGAGGGATATTGTGCAAGAAACTACCTGTGCCGATTTACAGTATATGATTACATGTTTAAAAGCCCATGCAAGCTTTTCATTACCCGATGCTTTTAAGGAATTTTTCGGGAAAGAAATTACTACTTATAAGCAAGATGAAAACGGTAATATGGTTCCAATGAATTTTGCGGATAAGGCTATGGATAAGGCAGTAGAGCAATATACGGCTGACGGAATGGCTATTGGCATTACATTGGTTTGCGAATTTATCCAACGCATAATCAGGGATATTAGGGCAATGGATAAGTTCAGTGACAACAGAGACAAACTTATCCAAATGCACAAGGACGTAAGAAATATCCTTGATTTTAACCTCGATAAAGTTTCCTATGTAGAGGAAATGCTCGAAGAGGAACGTAAAAGCAAATAACATCAAGCCTTGTCCGTATCTATTGCGGACAGGCTTTTATCAAAAGACTAAACAAATATTCATCATGGAAAGAAATACAACACCCGCTAAGAAGAAATACGACCTTAGCGCAATAGACGAATTATTCAAACATAGCATAACACCCGAAGAACTTAGAGGGGAGCTTATCGAACTGGTGTTTGATTACGCACAATACGTAGAGGAAGGCGCTACCGACTTGTTCAAATGTCACATGGGTACACTATATGTGCTATATAAGGCTTTAGAGGATGTAAAAGAATTAGAGACACCAAGCTAATACCCTCACCAAAACAGCAAGCGGTATAACCCAATGGAGAACCCGTTCAAATCGTTCTAAACGTTCCATTGGATAACTTGGAAAAGGCGGCAATAGTCCATGTAAAGGACATTGTCCGCCAATTCAAGCAGTTCATCTATGTAATCCTTTTTTCGCATCACGTTCAAGTTTTCTACGTTGTTGGCGGTTTATACCATTTGCCGCGGCAAGGCTGTTCAGCGTCTCTTTCTGTTCGGGAGAAAGCATGTTATATACTTCTTCCCGGGATTTGCCTGATAAAATGGCTTGTACTATTTTCCACATAAGCTACGTCTGCAATGTTCACACAAAAATTTCTTCGCTACCGGGAACATCTTCTGTCCCACATATCCGCTAAGGTACTGCGCCTCTTCCCCGTATGGGTCGATGCCGAACGCCCGTGAGATATGCCGACATAGATGCCCTTTTTCATGGTCGAAAGAGTTTTGAAACTCTGCCGGGGAAGAAGTAAGGGCTATAACCATTACGGTTTGCCTGTTTTGGATATTGGAGTAAGTGATACCCGTATTCAGATTGCAGGAGCGCATGTTCTTATAGGCATTCACCAAATCCAGCCCCCTGCATCCAACCCGCCGAAGGTCGGCGATGATACGGTCGGTATAATAGCAGTCCACCGCATAATATACACGGACTTCCCAATCATAATCCGGTATGTAAAAATCCTGTATTATCATAGGCTACATCATCTGTTCCCACATGATAGGATTGCCGGAGCCTATGCAGTCGGCATAGAACCGCGTGAAAGGCATTCCATTGTAAGCGTCCACATCATCTATGTAATCCTTAATGAACAATGCGAGATGGGCTTCGTCAGTGATAGAACTTTTGTAGTAATCCGACTTCGCCATGTTTGCCACGTAAACGCTGTCGTACCCTGCATCCTTCTCCAGGTTTACACTGTACTTTTTCAGAAGCTCCTCTACCTGCTCTTTGCTGATTGGCTCCAGCTTTTCTTCTTTACCCGTAGATTTATTTTCCATCTTCATGCGGGAAACAGCCCATAGGCACATCTTCTTGCTGAAATGCCATCCGTACTGGCTGAGATAGTCAGCCATTGCAGGCGGTATTCTGTCGTATGTATCTAATCTTTGTTTCATATTTTCCTGATTTTAAGTGATTGGCAAAAGAGGGGAATAATCCCCTCTCCATTACATGAACTCTCCGTTGGCGCGTCTGCGTCTGCGTTCGCCCATATCATCACCGTAAGGCTGTGAACCGCGGCGTTCGCTGTAAACCGGATATTCCGGAAAGTAACCCGGCATACGGCGTTCGCCCATATCTGAGCCGCCGCTATAGCTTCCACCGCGTGAACCACCGCTGTTACGATAGCCCATTTCACCGCCCTGCATTTCACGCATGGCTTTCTCGTAACCATAACGGCAACCCTCTCTATAGGCTTCTTCCATAGGATTACTGCCTCTCATACCGAAGTCACGGTCATATTCTCCGCGTCCTTCTTCCAATATTTCCCACATTCCCATATTATTTCTTTGTTTTAGATGTTTCAGCAACTCCGAGCTGTTCCATAAGCCGTTTGTTCAAATCCATAAGGTCAGACATGTTCTTGCTCATTTCCGCCATTTGCCCTTTCAGAGATGATATTTCCTGCTCCTGACGTTGTTTCTCTGCAAATTCGGGGTTCAAGAGCGTCAGCATCTTGTCACATCCCGCAATGACGGAATTGTGGAAGTCCATGCTATTGATAATGTCTATGCTTTTCTGCTTCATAGAAGCGACCTCGTTGTTCATCGCATCACGAGAGCATGACACTACGATATTGCCGTTCTGTCCGAAGTCGGCTATATCCATGCCGGCAGGTAGATTTTGGAAAGTCGTGTTCTGCCCGTTGATACAGACAACGACATCCACAACCATTTCCATTTGGGGCAACTGTCCCATAGGAGATGCCATAGGATATTTCGGCTTGGGAGCGGAAACGCTGACTACCGGACCGTATTCGATAAACGGGTTAGCATCCTTATGAAGTATATACAACTGGTTATTGGTACGAAGTGATTGAAACATATTGGTTTGATTTTAAAGGGGAGTGGCTATTCCCATTTTGGAAACAACCACAAAGCCCCATGTTAACTACTTGCTCTTTTGAGCGGTTGCTTCTGCTGTCGGAGTCGGTGTCGATGCGGTTGTCGGACGATACCCACCGTTAACAAGGAACAGTTCGTTGGTGTACTTGTTATAGTGAATTTCGTAGATACCCGTTCCGGCAAGGTTGCCGACAGTCACCGGCTCATTGTTGTAAGCCAGCAACGGTCTTGTATCCCCATTAGTCCCTATCAGTATCGGGAGTGTAGCAGTCGTGCCGGCTGGTATTGCCTGGCGGAGACTGACATAGAAACCGCCTACATAGCTTCTGTTACGGAACGCATGGTTAGGAAGTTCCAAAGTCACGTTCTCCGTGCCGACTGTTACGGCTACCGTAGGAAGGGTATTGAAATTAGCCCTTCCAATAGTAGGGAACAAGAAAGGAAATCCTGTAAAAAAGTTAGGCCACATAATTACCCCCTTTCTTACCGGAATTAACCCCAGTAGTTGTTACAACCACAACCGCCACGTCCATACATTGCATCACCGGCGTAAGCACCGAAAGCCGCAGCACGGAAACAGTCTGTGTTGATGGCTTGAATATTAGGGTAAACAACCGGAACGGTGTTAGGCATCTTGCATTTTATTCCATCGACATCGGACTGCAATGCCTGCAAGCCTGCTGCCAAAGGAGCAATCTGTTGTCCTACTGAATTCAGGATAGTAGCATTCTGGTTACGTTGGGAGATTTCAGCAGTCAAAGTGGCTTTTTCTGCTGTAAGAGCCGCAATCTTGTCCTGCAATGCCTGGTTCTGCATGGCGTCCAGCTTCGCAAGGATAGCATTGGTATTGGCGGTCGCACCGTCACGCAATGAAAGTGCATTCTGATTGGCTGTGTTGACAAGCGCGTTGGTCTGATTGCACATCGCAAGCTGGTTCTCATAGCCCATTGTGGTAATGGCGTTCTGAGTCTTGCAGCAACAATCTGCAATCTGAGTAAGAACAGCCTGATTTCCGGACTGGAATGCGTTGATGATTTGCTGGCTTGACATGCCCACCTGATTGCCAACATTGGCGATAAGTCCCTGGATGTTGCACAGGGCGCTCTGTAACTGTTGGGTAGAGCAGTTCAAAGAAGAAGCAAGCTGATTGATGGCGTTACCGTTACCCTGAATGGCTGACATCAGGTATTCACGACCGACATCACCGTTAAGCTCAGCAGGCAGACCTCCACCATTACCAAAGCGGTTGCCAAAGCCGTTGCCGCCCCAACAGAACCACAAAAGGATAATCCAGATGAACCACCACGAGCCGCCCCATTGGTCTTGGCTGCCACGTCCCTGGTTCAGTAAAGCGAGAAGTCCGGGGTCTACACCCTTGCTTCCCATCAAGTTGGGCAACATAGCCATGATGTCGAATTTGCTTCCGCCACCATTTCCGTTGTTCCCGTCTTGATTGAAGACATACGTTCTTTCCATAGAGATTTATATTTTGTATTACGGTCAAAATCAACCGCATCACAAAAGTATAAATACCGATACTGCCATGAAATCAGTTGTTTCCCAACGCTTTCCTAATGTTTTCCCAATATATTCTCAACATTTTCCCGCCTTCCATACGTTCTTGAAAATTGGAAATCATGTAGTTTATCGCGCGTTTGGTCTTGTGAATTTTAGGAGCTATCTGTGAAGGGTACATTCCCCTTTCAACAAGCAACTGTACAAGCAGATAGCGGGCGTCTACGGTTTCCGTATCCTTATCCGAAGATAGTATTCGGCTGGCGGTAATTTCGGTCTCCTGCGCCACGAGATTAATTGTTTCGGCAAAGATTTCTGATTTACACATAGTTTTTCTGAATTTTATATTTATCTTTGCCTTGCCACATAAAACATGAGATTAAATGAACAAAGCATAAGATAATGCGTTGAAGATATTAAAGCCTCCAACGTGCATTGTCTTATGCTTATCATGTTTTTATGTGGCAATATTAACGTGAAACGTTGGGGGCTTTCTTTTTACTCTAAGCCCCCGAAAGAGTGTCAGCTACAAGACAACTTCTACATCGTTAATTTCTTTCTTATCTTTATGGTGAGCCAAACAATTACGAACAAAACACATGTCAGATTTATCGAAATACTTACACCACCGTAATTGATTTTAAATTTTTCCCACCATGACAGTTCCCTCTCTACCGGATAAGGCTTGGGCACTTCAATCATTCTTATCTTTTCGATAAAATACGGCATTTTGACCGTTACCGTAGCATGAGGATAAATACCCAATGAATGATTCAATATCCCGTTGCTAAATGAAGCATAGCTGTAGGCATACGGATTGCGAAGGAATGACGTTGTATCGGCAACAGATACGCTGTCCTTGTACGGTATCAGCTTCTCTTGAAATGTAGTATCATGGAAAACCACACTGTCAAGAACCTTTGTCTCAACCGGCATATAAACAGTCCTCGTCCTACAGGAATACACCGTCAATACAAGAAATACTATATACACTAACTTCTTCATAACTTCAACAGATAATGATTAACAACCATGCCTACACATATTGCGACAGCTCCACACAGCAAGTCTATTTTGTTCCACTTGCCGTTATAGTAGTGGCAACGGTCGCTGTTCTCCTTGATAAAAAGCATCAGCAGTGCAGTACTGCCACCGAATACTATGGCGGTGGATAGATAGACCACCTCACCTAAGATGTTATTTTTCATACCATAAATAATGAGCAAAACACTACACCGTAGCTCCACTGGCATCTGTCCATGAAGAACCATTCCACCATACAGGCTTATTTATTGTCTTATCAAAATAACAGAACCCAGCCAAAACATTTTGTGGTCTCTCTCCTGTTGCCCCTGACCTGGCAACAGAAGACGGAGTACCGCTTGCATCCAACCATAATTTTCCATTATAGGCATATGTGTTTCCATCAACTACTACCATATCGCCTATTATCCATTCTCCATATTGAGGTATCTCTCTTAAATAAGCGATACAATTAATGCCGTTCTTTATATACTTAGAACACTCATTGTATTTATCTAAAGAGGAAGATAATGTTTTAAAAATACGGTTGTTCAAGGCATTACCGGTGTCAAAAAACAGATAACCATCCTCTCCATTGTCCCAATATTCATTGACTGTATGAAATTCAAAATTATCTAATCCGAGAGAATATTTGTAATCTATTACATCCTTATTTTTGTGATAAAAAAGCAACGTTCCATAATGTATGTCACTAAAATCCTTAGACAAACATATTGTCGCAATATATTTCTGCTCTTCAAACGGTTTGGGAGTAGCATTAAAAACCACTTCGTTCAGTTTAACGCCTGCCTTTCTCATATCATCATAAAGGTAAAACACATCATATTTTGAACCGGACAAATCCCTTATAGCCAAATCCGATTCAAACCATGCAGGCTTTGCCGTGATACTATTTAACTCAGAAGTGTAACCATGTGGCTGGCAGATGTCCGTATAGCTGACGTTTGACAGTAAACACTCACCGGCTGTATTAAAAAATTCTCTGTAGGATGAAGACTTTACCCTTGCGTTGTTTAGAATAATCTTTGGAGCGGTATCACATTTTGCATTATCCCAAAAAATATCATAAACAGTTTTAGGTATTAGCCCAAAATCCAGATGCAATGAACCGGCAATAATGACATCATTAAGAACTAATTTGGATAAAGCACAAATCTTATTCCCATATAGCATGTAATCTGTATCATCAGCTATAGTTATCAAGTTCCTATTATGTTTCCATATCTTTGAAGCAACCATAGTCAATGAAGAATTAGTCAGTATATACCCTTTGGCCTCTTCGTCATGATGATTGATTATCACACCCTGACTTCCCCGCAGTTCGAAACCGCAGTTAACGCAATTAGATGCGACAAATCCCTGGGAACCTTCTATCTTTATCTTACATCCATGGATACCGTCCAACCTACAGCCATCACCTTTACCGATAACAATATCGTCAAATTTCCGAACTTCATTACTCAGTTCAATATCATGTATATTTTTAAAGTCAATATAGTTAACATCATTCGGAGCATCTTCGATATATCCGCCATAGGTTAATAAAGTATTTGACAGTTTAATTGCCTTTACATTGGAAATCTCATGATTGTCAGCAACAAACATAAACTTAGATCTTGTACCAAAAGAATCATTTATAACAAAATTCTTTATATAAGAGCCTTGAACTTTACCTGTATTGGTATCATCGTACATCCGGTTTTGGGAAGAAACAGAAAAACAAAAATCAAGGCTATTTATCGGAACAAGTATCGAACCGTTAAAATCTATTGAAACATTTTTATCAACATAGATGGTCTCCTTTATAAAATAAAGTGTTGACCATGGGAAAACAATCTTAAGATTAAGGTTATAATGATTATCTGCTTTCCATTTATTTATCGTATTCAATACAAACGACAAATCATAACCATAATTTCCATCTTTTTCTATTGTAGGAAGAATACAGCTGGATAAATCCATGACAGCACTGTAGGCTCCGAACTGCACATCTTTAAATGTAAAATTTCCATCAACACCAAAATTCTCAATGTGAGCTTTTGAGTTAATTTTTCCATTGCTCAAACTACCGCCATTAAACAGCAGTTTGGTCCTTCTGGGAAGATTTATGGTTTTACCATCTAAATTAAAATCATACTGTATAACATAAACTGTATTAGTACGGTCAAACATTTCTTGGGTAAGTATATTTTTACCGTCTATAATATTCCTGCGCAGGATTTTATACCCCATTCCCACATGTATTCCAGGATTATAAGCACGGTCAGCAAATTTTAAAACACTTAAGTTTTCCCCTTTGTCTACAGACACAAGGTCCTCGTCGTCCGCAAGATTATTTATTGTACCGCCGCCACTTGCGTTAATAAACTGCTTAGTTGATTCGGACAGCATATCAGGAGTAACACGCTGGGAACTGAAATTTGAAATTGCATCACTTTCAACTTCCTTTATTTTACTGATTGCTTCATCTCTAATGTCAGTCAATTTATCTTCATTTGATTTCCAGTTCTCGATATTTTCAAATACTCCACCTGCAAATTCCCATGTCTCCACAAGTCCGCTATTGTTCAAGAATGACACCTTTAGCCCAACCATTCTTATATCTTCCGGAACTTGAACAATAGCACCTTCTAATGTATATCTATTACTGCCATCAATCCCGGATGAAGGATGATGAATGGAAACATTATACTCGGTTATATAGCTCATATATCCACCTTTTCCGGAACTAATGAAACTCTTTAGGGCGTTAGGGGTGATAGAACCGTTTTCTCTGTCTTCTTGAAAGGGAAACTGCTCATTACCCGTCAAAACGTCTCTTTTGGGGAGTTGTCCAATTTGTTGTCCTTTTTCTATTTTCTCTTCCATACTACTATTTATTTTTACTTGTAAGCAATATCGGCTCTTCATTAGTCAACAACAATGGAGCGTCATTGGCTAATAATAAATACCCTTCGTCAGGAAATGGATGCGGCTTATTTCCGCCAGCACCGGGAACCCTATGGTAAGTATGCTGATTACGGGAATGCCGATTATAGGAATGCTGATGTGAGGGATAGTGATTGGTTTCATAAGGCTATCCCTCTTTAATCATTTTGGCTTCTGACACTTTCGTAGCACTTCTTATTGTAATTTCCATACCTGCCGCTATGCCAATAAGACGAAATATCACATTGGAAGGACCTAAGGCTTGATTGGCATTTGGGGAAAGCGGGATAGGATTCATGCCCTCGATATTGGCAAATACAGTCACCATTCCGCCCTTGTTCTTTATCTGTATGGTAACGGGATTACCGTCACTGACAAACGTTGCGTAATACGCTGTTTTGCCTTCTTCTTGTTGAAATGATAAAACTTCTGCTGCCATGATGTTTACTTTTTAGAGTTATTCAAATAGTTCACAATTCCCTGCACATGCAAGTCCACTATTGCCCGTTTGCCCTCTTCCGATAATAGGAAATCAACATCTTCCTTATTGTCTTGGAATAGGTTCTCTGTAAGGACTGCCGGACATTTCGTGTGCTTCAGGATATAAAACCCGCTTTCCTTATCAGCATCACCGTCTGACATATCCTTGCGTATCTTCATGTCCGGCAAAAGTCGTTCGGCAGCCGCATATAAGCTATCAGCTAATTTATCGGCTTTCGTCTGACCTGCCGAAGTCCATGCTTCCCAACCGCGCGCCCGCATCCATTCAGAGCCGCTTCCCGCTGCATTACAGTGGATAGATACAAAGATTGTGTCACTTGCCTTGTATTCGTTCGCCCTACGGCAACGCTCCGATAGAGGAACGTCTATTTCCTCTTTGACGATACGTTCGGCATCAACGCCTTGTTTGCGCAATTCGGCTTCCAAACGTATGGCAATCTCACGGGCATACGCATACTCTTTCAATCTTCCGTCCGGTGAACACTTGCCTGGAGTATTGCTTCCGTGTCCGTTGTCAATCAATACTTTCATTCTGCGCGTCCTCCTTGAAATATTTGTCATAAACTAAACGAGCCACCCATCCGGCAACAACACCGACACCGAATGATACGACAGTAGTTAGATTCACCCAAAACGGTGTGTAGTGCATGTACAGCATAACTCCCACGATGATAGCGATAACAATCGCTGCGATAATCAATTTCTTTTTCATTTTGTTACTCCTTATCTTTAGTTATTATTTCATTCATATCTTCTTTTTCGACATCGAGCACTTTCTTTCCGAACAATCCCAACGCTTTCAGTAAGTTGAAATTATATCCCTTTGGCTTTAAGATATTGCTTATGATAGAGCAGAACTCTATGAAGCAGACAAACAAGCATGAGTACACATCAATATTCCACTTGCTTCCGGAAGCGATGTTTATCATCACTACCATACAGACAAAGGCAAAGTATGTCACCATTTTACCCATAGTACGGCGCACGGCACTTGAAAACCGAAATTCTTCACCCAATAGTAAGCATTTCCTTATCCCGAACATCAAATCGCATACAACGACTGAAAACGTTACTATCAGCCACGGTATCATGTGTTCCAATGACTGTGCAATAAAACTGCTTGCTATTACCGAGAAACCACCCGGTATGCTTTGGGTAATAATGTTATTCTTCATCTTATCGTTATTTGTCAATTATTCCTATCTTTGTGTCTCTTATCAAATAAGCGAACTACTGTCATTCCGTTTTGCTCGTGAGAGTAGGACGGGATTTTCATATCTTACCGTAATAGCGGAACCACGCACCCCATTTACGTTCTTTCAGATAGTTCGGATTATCCTGGTTGAGTTTGGCTTCCATTTCAAATGCGCTCGCACGGTAAGCGTTTTTATTGACCTTACCGTCCCCAATCTTGTTGTCTGTAAACAGGTGGTACACGAAGCTCACAAACCATTCTGCCAAATAAAGAATGTAGTAGAATAGCGGGATAAGTAACAACCACCACGCACTGACATGGAATGCCAGCAATACGGACGGGATAGCCGCTATCTCCATACACTCGAAGAACTGTTTCTGATGTGTCCGTTCATGGCGGATAGTTGTTTCGGACAACTCCTTCAGCTTCGTAAGGATGAAGCCGAAGAGCATTATAGTTGTGTAGCTGCCAAAGAGGATAAGTTTGGCAAACCAGTTTTCGTAAAATACTTTTACTCTCATAATCAAAAAAGTCAACACTTTGTTATTTTATTAATATTATTGTTTCACGCATTCATTACAATGCAAACTACATTAGCAGTTATTGGGACTGTACTATCATAAACATCAAACATGCTATCTCCATTACTACATATCGTATCAACATAAGAGGTAACAACAATTGGCTCGTTTTCTACATATTGAAGTAAACACCTTAAATCTGTATTACCTTCGTTATAGTAAGCAAAACTTTGGTTGTTTATATCATAAGAATACCATTCAATATGTTGTGCAGGTATTTTAGTTTGTACTTCACCACGATACAAAACTGTCTCGGAACTATCACTAAGATTAACAATTAAAATTCTTCTTACACTCGAACCATCAGAAATATCTACAAAATCATTAGCAATAGTAATGTTATCAACAAGTTGTTTAATATCAAATTCTTTGCCCGCAATCAGCTTATCTCCAGCAAATAGCCCTGAGGTCAATTCTCCTATTTTTAACATAATCATTATCCTTTAATCGGTTACACAATATGCTGTATTGGCATCCTTAGAGCCAATAGCATCGTACTCGGCAGCGGTTTTCTTGGTGAGGGTGGTAAGGTTGTCGGAAGCAACAAGGTCTTTAATAATTACTTCTTTAGAAACGTCTGTGACATCAATTTTACAATGTCTACAATAATCTAAATATGTAAATATGAAACTAAGCAAATATCTATTATTCTCACTACTACTAACATAAGCAAATACACTACCCATCTCTATACAATTAGAGGTTAAATTAAAAAGATGGAAATGATATTTAGCATGACTATTTACAATATCAATTACTGCATTTTTAAAGCTGTTAATACTACCAAATAGCCTATTAATTCTATTTTCCGCCTCTGTTCCTTGTGCATTAATATTATTAATTAGGTCATTTCCGTCTACATCAATAACTTTGCCATAACCGATATTATCCACATACTCCTTTGTTGCAGGCTGGTAATCGCCCGTAGGGGTGAACGGTGAAGTGTTGGTCTTGGTGAGGACGTCGGAGTCTTTGACGAGTTGGAAAGTACTTGCCTCCCCACAACGGGCTGTAGTGCCGTTATCCTCCAAATAGAAATGTAATCTTCTTAACTGCCGGTCTTCGTTGTAGATATTTAAAGATAACGCTCCCGATTGTTTGTTTGAAGCGAATTTGACAGAATATTCTACAAGAGTATAGATATGTCTTAGTGAGCCTAATGACGGTTCTCCAATCTGCACCAAGTAATTATTTGCGCTCAATTTTTCAAGCAAATCCTTGTATTTATCTATACCGCCAAATGTAGCAAATATCTCTTCCGAGGAGGAACTACCTGTCAAGTCAAGTATTTCTCTCGGCAGAACAATAACATTTCCTCCCGCTATCTTCCCCTGACTTACCCATTCACCGTTCACCCATGCGTAGTAATCATAAGGGGCTTCCGTACCTACAGCCATGAACCCGTCAACTGCCGAACCGTCGGGAACAGCGGATTTCAAGGCTTCAAGGGTGGCGTATTCGCCGGCTACCTTAAATGACTTCCCAGGTTCTCCTTGTATACCTGGCTCGCCTTGTTCTCCTTTCAAAAATTCTAAAGGATAATTGACCACAGAAGCTTCACTGTCGCTTCCTGAAGGTTTAAATGCAGGCAATGACGTTACATCATCCGCTTTGTCCGCATTCGGTACTTCATTAACTCCTATGGAGTTAGCCATAAGGCGGGCAACTATTTCTTGATAATCCTGTTCTGTCCAAGCCATAACGCAAATTATTTATTTAGTATTTCGACAGAGTCATTGATTGCATTGTCAAATATCTGTTTCATTTCTTCTGTCGTCAATTCATTATTCTCCCTAAAAGAAAGTCCTAAAACACCATTGGCGGAAACATTGTAGAACCCCACAATAGTATCTCCCTTTACTATATTGGCTGTCATAGCACTAACTTTTTCAGATTTGTCTACAGACATGTTGTATTTGATACGTATGTCATCAGAAACTCTTGTTGTTCCTTTTTTATTAACATTTGTAATTTCCATTATTTCCCCTCAATTAAATTAATTACTTGTACATAGCCGCCGGGATTAAGGGAGGTAACTGCCTCTTTAATCATGGCTGCTTCTTCGATATTTATCTCCAGTTCTTCCATAGATTTGTAAACACGTATGCTTAAGTCGTACGCCATAACTTTTTCTTCCGGCTTAGCATTTGCTTTCCTTTCAAGCCATTTCCCGCTAAATAACAATGCGGAAACTACATTTTTAATTAATTGCGGAGCGCCATTATCTTCTATAATAACTTCTCCTTTGTAGTTTTTGAAGGGTTGATTAAAATTGATTTTCATATATTTGTATAGTTAAAGTGTTTAATAACGTCTATCTACAGAACCATCGGGATTGTAGAAAATCAAATCCATTGCTGTTAGCTTACAATAAAAAGGCGATGGATCTCTTACAAGCTCTCTTAATATTATATATCCACCGTAAGTGTTGGAAACGCTTTCAGTCCCTATCTCAGCAGAGACAATTTGTCCTTCATTCATACGAATTCCATGACTGCCTATCGTCATTACAGTTCTTCCGTCAATCAATCCAGCTTCTAAGGTATTTACCTTTATAAAATTAGAGTTTAAGTATCCGCCAGTGATTATGGTGCTTCCTAATTGAGATGCCTCAACTGCATCTTTGTATGCAAGTCCGCCAAGAGAAGACGATGAAACTTTCTCATTAATAGTGCTTTGTAAGGAACTATTCAAAGAGTCAAATGTAACAGCTCCGGATATATCTATTTTTTCTGCTTTAATCTTAATTCCTTCATCTCCTAAATTTATAGCAGCTATAACTCCATTTTTGGGAGTATATGCCTCTAAATTGATTTTATTGGCATTTATAACTATTCCTTCATCACTGACATTTATGGAATTAATGATGTCGTCCTTTTTAACGAATAATGAAATTTCATCATTTATTCCGTCAATTTTAATACCCAACTCTTTTACGCTGTCTCCAATTTCGGAAACAGACAACTCAATGCTATCAGCCCGCTGCTCAATCTGTGAGAACCTTTGATTGTTGCTTTCCGAGAGTTCCTTTACTTCCAGCCTGATACTTTCTGCCGTCTGCTTTATTTCGGAACTCAATTTTGTATATAAATCCTCGAATGCGTTTTCGGTAAGAGCCAGCGAATGTATGTATATATCCCCCGTAAACTTCAATTCAAAGTCGCCCGTTCCGTCCCATGTGCCGGAATACTCTTTCATTGCGTATTCCTCACTCGGTTCAAGACGTTCGGTGAAATGCAGGTTCTGACCGGGAAATCCTATTGTCAGCGTTCCGGCTGTAGCTACCTTATACCGGAAAGAGATAAAGAACTTTCCCGGTTCTTCCCCTTCCTCATAGGTCGGTTTATTGGCTAAATCAGCATTTGACTGTTTAATTCCGGAAGAAAGAATACGAAGCACGTTTCTATCCCCGTCTCTGATAACGGCAGCCATGGCATCCTTGCGGGAATAGAACTCCCCATTCACTAATAAGAACTTTCCGTTCACAGTAAAGAAACGAACATCGTTCTTTGTCTCCCAACCGTTCGTATTGCTTGCAAATGATGCGTTATACAGATAATTATCCTTTGCCTGCACCTCGTCAAGCACTTTGGAGATTTCAGAGTAAATCAAATCTTCCAATATCTTGAACTGGGTCATAATGTTTATTCCCGTTTTCAAGATAAAGTCTCCCATGAACTTGTTGCCTTGCGGACTGATAACCGTCACTTCCTTGCCTGCTAAAGAATAGGAATCTATCCCGGCATACTGATGGATACTCGGTGCATCATCGCCATACACGGACAAGGTGATTGCGTTCTGACGCTTCTTGTCTGTTCTATTTCCGAGTTGTACAAGACTATCACCCTCCTGCGGTATGTCGCTATTTGCATCACAGTCCGTCTTGCTAAGGTCTATGTAATCCTCGCCAACACCTACACATAAGCGCCAATAGTAACGGTTGGACACATTCTCGTAGACACCCGGTTTGATATTAAAGTCTTGGAAACGAATCTGGTCACCTTCCTTGAACGGGTTCTCGATAGCCGTTTCTCCATCATCCACCAAAAGAAAGCAACGCCAAAAATCCTCGTGTTCTTCCACCGTTCCGCATTTCATTCCGGCAGCGGTGAACATGTAGTTACCCCCTGCATAAGAAAGCTTCTTTATCTCCAGTTCGGAGAACATCGCCTTGATACGCACAAAGAGTTCGTCCACTTCAATGTAGGATTTACCCGTCTTGCTATCTACTTTAATGACAAAGCCTTCACCGAGAGCACCGGAAGAAAAGTTCATGGACTGGATGTAGTCTGAAAACAATCCACCTAAGAACTTTATTAAAAATCCAGCTTCGTCCGGTCTGTCTTTTCTTATAAAGAACTTGGATAAAGCCTCTATATCAAGAGCCTTAAAGTAGACAATTCGGTCGGCGGAAGTCCTGATGAACAGTGCTGGGTCGGCATCTGCGACGCATATATATATTTCCCCGAGATTCAGACCTTGTAAATGCTCTTCATCACTCGGAGATAAAGCAGGGGGAGCTGCCTGATTGTTTTCATTAAGAGCATCACCAAACCATAATATTTTACTAAGCCTTTTTTTCATACCTCAACCTTATCAACATTAGTAAATGCAGCTTTTTCTGCGCTGAATTGCAACATCTCTCCATCTTTGGCGTGGTCTATCAGGAATGCAGGGAAAGAGGCGGAAGAGCCAGCTTCCGGAGAGCCGCCAATACCTGCAATATCGTTATTCTGTAATTCAAGAGCCATATTTATATGGAACAACTGGCTATCTTCAATAACTTGCGTCATTTCCGGAACAGAACTTTCCGAACGGACATATCTTGTCCCGTCAATTTCCACCATAGAAAGGCATAAAATGCGGTTTATGTGTTTTGCAAACCAATAAGGGACGCCGTTTGAATTTCCTATTGTAAGATTATATACATCATAAGGTACTGCGTATAATTCTTCTATCTCTTGCATTTGGTTGCGATATTGCTCATTATCTATTCGAGGGGAATATCCTCCAGGTTTAAATCCTGCTTCCACACGAAAATTAAATACTTGCTGAATATCATCTACCCAAAATATGTTATCAAAAGCGGAGTTATTGCTTTTATGGGAATAACGGATAAGCACAGTTTCCTCTAACAAGTCGTCAGAGGAGCATACGATAAAAGGTTCTGATGTATCTTCGTTGATTGTAACCGTATATACGGCATCCTCCAAGTCTCGAAGAATGGCGTAATACATCACTACATTGTCATTATGATTATATGTGGAAAGTGATATTGGTGTAGAATTTCCTGCGGCAAGATTGTTCAGGCTCGCTGAAACTTCCTCAGAAGCATTAGTGAATACCTGTATATGGATTTTATCAGAAGCGTGGAACTTCTGAATATAGTCCATATCAAGCCCAAACTTATCTTTTACAGGTGAGAAAAAAAGAGGGCAAACATCACCAACTTTTACCATGTCTTTTCGTCCTTTTATAGTGATGTGCAACTTCACACATCATGCGCAAATATACATACTATTTAGACCAATTCCAAATAATACCTTATAAAATAACGAGTGCCTGATAGACTTATATGGAATCTCCTCATCTATTAATCTACACTCTTGACTATCAAAGAATATTTTACCGCTTCCGGTCGTCCATAATTATAGCTTGCACTTTTTACGTAGCCTTTATAAATATGCCCGTTCCTTTCCACCCGAATGTAACCCTTCAAGTCTGACGGTATTTCCAAATCTCCGGTCTTGACGGAAAGTTCTCCTACTGTGAACAGTTTGTTTCCCAATACAATACTCGACCTTTCGCTAACTCCATTGATTGTCACATCACTGTTACCGTCAGATGATGTAAACTCCAACGCGTTGGCAAAAGCACCTATATACCTTGCGTTTGCTTCAATCATAAACCTTTGGGAATACATGGCATTGAACATAGTAGAAGGAGATATGACACCGGATATTATATATCCATCCCTTACAAGCTTGTATTTTTCTCCGTCAAGTGATGCTCCAACAAAGAATATATCATTATCACTGTCGCTATCAGTCGTATCTTCACCTCTTTTTTCCGCAAGAAATTCCATACCATAAGCATCGGCTCTATATGGGCTAACTAATTCCAATACGTTATCTGTCAATGTAATGCCGGTGGTGTATTCATTGGTAAAGCGGAATTCATCGCGACCATTCACACTGTCGTAATCCTGTTTGTCATACCCGACTTTTACCCCCGAATAAACCAGTCCGGCATTCACATTGTATTCCAAATCGGAAGTGCTGTCCTGCAAGTCCTTTATTTCTGTATCTTGGAATAAAGTATCACGATGAACAAATGTCACCTTCTCGTCACCGATTACAGGGACAAACCCAAATTCCGCGCTCATCCAATTGGCGAATTTGGTATAAGATGTATATATTTTGGCATTGGGAAGTCCTCGTATGCTTTCTGCCGGAACTATCATCGCCATGTCTAAACGCTCATCTACTCCGGTGGCGATTTCACCCGTTACATTGTTCTTATCAGTTATAGACCTCAGTAAACGGTTAAGCAATATTTTAGGACTGATACAATCTATTTTTACAGATTTTCCACGCTCGGAAAAACTTATATTTAACGGTGTGTCAAGACTGTTGAATTTAAAATTAACGGGAAAATTTTGATATATAGGGTCAGATTTTGCAAGTGCTATATTGAAATTAATCATCTCACCTGGAGATATTGTCAAATTCTCATCAATATCGACAGTGTATGTATTAAATGTTTGAATTGTAGCAGATTGATAATATATTTTAAGTTCTTTACTATTTTCATTATAAGAGGAAAGCCGTATATATATTGGGAAGGATACGCCCGGTCTCTGATACGTAATGAATATACTGAATTTTACTTTTATCCGTATGGTCAAATCCCTGTCAGATATATTTTTGAACAGATATTCTCCGAATAGACTTTCCGTACTTTCAAATCGGTTTTCAGCTGTATCAAAAACCTCTACAATGTCCTTTGTCGCAATTTCCGGTTGTCCTAACATATAAAAAGGAATAGTATAATAAGCATTAGGATAAGCAGTCATTACATGGGAAACATTAGGCTCTTCCGCGTCACTTGGTATAGACCATTTTATATCACTGTTCATCAACAATCTGTCATAATCCAAAGGCTGGGACTCCTTTATTTCTTTTACCGGATATTCATACTGCGTGCCTTTCTTTGCCTTAATCAAGCTTGCGAGACTGTTGTCGACGGCATTTATTTCGCACGTCGTATCATTGTAGGAAAATGTGGAGTAGTCCAAAGCGCATCTGAACTTTTCATTTAACAGCCATGAGTTATTCCGGGTATAAAACACGAGTGTTGCGGATGAGTTCAGGTAATTCGACAAATATTCTTTCAGCAATAGCGAATAAGCACCGTTGGCAAACTCAAATTTTGTGGAAAAACTACGAACAACTCCGTCATAATCCCCTCTCTTGAAAGACATCTCTACATCGTCCCAATTAACAAGCTCATTTGTGGCGTCATATGTCATTCCGCCTATCAACAGTTCACATCTGTAATACATATCTATTTCTTTTTTGAAGTTGAACGTATCATAGCATCTATGTCATCACACATACGCCTGACCATATAGGCATATTCTTTGGCGGAGAACGTGTTTTCATCAATGTGCATTTTTACATGAGACATTAAAGAAACGCGTTCTTTGGTAAAATATTCCCTATCCATTTTTATTTTCCCTATATCAGGAGATGTTTCCTGCAATTTTGCAAGGCGGTAGTTGTCAGAAGCGGAAACGCTGCTTATCCGGTTCTTTATCTTATCATGTTCGCCCTCTCTGAATTTATAACCCAAAGCAGACATGACTTCTACAGCATCACTCCAGTTTCCGGAAGAAATGAGTTCCTGACATATGGCAAGGCAATTTAATCGGATTTGAATTTTCAGCACTTCATTTTTCCGGTTTATTTGGGCGGAAACAGACTTTCCCCCTATTATTGATAAGTATTCATTGCATAGCTTCTCGGCCGCCAAAGCCTTTTCTCTGATACTATATCTTCCGCCTTGAGCAACCTTATCAATATCCCCCAGGAATATGTCTATAAAGCGGGAAAGGCATATTTTGTTTAAGTCATTATATATCATATCTTATACTCTGCTTGAAATCCAATTATAATCCGCGATATGGTTGGCTTTCTTCATAATCCGACCAATGTTCTGCAATTGTTTGGTATTGCTTTCCATCTTTCTTTCAAGTCGGCTGTAATCGTTGTTTACATTAACAACAATCCCCTCTTCTCTCATATTCTTTAGCTTTTGTTCCAATAAACCATAATCCGATGTAAGTCCTCTACGGTCATAGATATATGACAAATCAGGGATTACCTGCGCATGCGCCGGAAGGTCTACCAATGTCGGCTTATCAGGAGTGATAAAAAGCCCGTTATTAGTTACGATACCCTCTTTCTTGCCGCCATCACCTACTATTGCCAAACCGCCGGGATGGTCTTTTGTTCCTTTGGCGTATTTGGGAATGGGCTGGGCTGCTATGATAGCAACTTGTGCGGCTCCCAATGCGGCTACTATTGCGGCAAATACTGCACCAGCAATCGGTCCCGCTGTTGCATACGCTTTCATAATAGCCAATGAGGTAGCAATAGTCGTTTGAACAATAGAATTTGCTTTATCCCATTTGGCTTGCTTCTCTTGTAATGCAGCTTTTTTCTTTTCCAGCTCTGCATTTTTGGCGGCTGTCTTATCTTCGGCTGCACGTTTGCGAGCTTCTGCCTCTTCGGTGGAAATTGCACCATTTTCTTCAAGGGCTTCTATACGTTCTATTTCTTTATCGTATGCTTCATCGTTGGCTTCTTGTTCTTTTTCAATGTTTTCTATCCGGGCATCATATATATCGGTCATCAGCGAAGTGATGCCTGATACTATCTTCCCTACGGCTTCCGCCATGTTTTCAAAACTTAACTTTCCATCCTCTGCTACGTCAACCATTATATCAGATAACCCCTCGAATATTCCTGCCGTTTCACCAAGTGCATCCCTTGCGGCGGAGTTCATCCCTGACAAACCCTCTTTAAACTTGTCTATCCATTCTTCCCGTTTTTTGGTAGCATCATCATAATTTATTCCGTTTATCTGTGCTTGAAGGTTGGCTAACCTGTCTTCTAGCTCCTGATACTTTTCACTATTTGGGTCAAGAAGGGACATTTCAGCCTCCGCCTCTTTCATAAGTGTTTCAAGACGCGCCTTAGCATACTTAACCCCAATATCATATAATTTCTTTTCGTAATCCTCTTTGCTTATTTCGCCATTTGCATATTGTTTTTTTATGATATTAGCTTCTTTCAAGGCGGATGTTTCCTGCTCGTTTACCACCTTATCAGTATTTGCCTCAATCAACCCAATTCTTTCTTGGAGGTTTCGCATTATGAGAGAATTTTCCCGTTGCATGTACTTCATGCGTATCGCCACAACATCCTCTCCATTCTTTTCAGCATCCTTTATTTCCGCATCACGCATCATATTATTGAGTTGTATTTGGAGATTAAGCCTTTTGTCTAATTCTTCATTCGAGCTTTCTCCAATGGAAGCCAATCTGTTTTCAAGATTTGTTTTTTCTATTTCAAGCAGTTCTTTATCGTATTTATCGTTTATTTCCGCAATGGCTTTTCCTTTCAGCGTTTCAAGATTTTTCCGAAGCTCTATTTCTTCGTCTGTCCTACCCTTTATCTCTTTAATCCTATCATCGTATTCCTTACTGATTTCAGCTATTTCTCTTTCTCTACCGTCAGCTATCAATTCTATTTTAGATTTGGATAAATCCTCTGTTATCTTCTTGATATATTCAGCGTATTCTTCCGCTTTCTTTTTTTCATCGTCATAAGCTTTATTATTTTTACCCGGGTCATTAACCAATGCTCCTACATTGATATTTTTAGCCATTCCCTCCAAAGTCTTATCGTAATCGGTCGTCACTTTCAATAAGAACTTCCAAGCCTCTTCCTCTTTTTTGGTTTGCTCTTGTGCTTTTTCTAAATCAGACCTTCTTTTTGATAAATACACAGATTCTCGCTTACTACCTTCTTCTATGCCTTTTTCTCTCGCCTTTTGGGTAGCCTTTTCTAATGCTAATTTTGCTTCTTCTTCTTTTCTCTGTGCTTTTAAATACGTGTTATATTGATTAGTCCTTTTTATCCAAGCTTCATATCTTTGTGATGCAATTTCTGTCATTTTATCCAATTGGGCCCTTGCAATAGCATTTGCAACAAGTTCTGTACGAAGTTCTTTATAAGATTTGGTTGCTTTGCCTGCAAGAATTTCCTCGTTTGACATATTTTCAAAATATGAAGGATATTTACTTCGCAACTCATCAATGGCAGCAATACGTTCTTGCATAGAACGTTTGTTGTCTTGCGTTGCTTTGTATAACAAATCCAGCTCTGTTCTTTCCTTAATACTATCAGAAACTCCCCTACGCCTTGCATTTGCCAAATTAGTTTCCGCACTCGCTATTTCACTGATTGACTTCTTTGCCTTAAACAAACTCGCAACCCAATCTATAATCTCCGAACTATACGCAGACAATAATGTTATACCTATTACAAGTGCTGATTGCCAAGAAAATAAACTGCCAAGAAGTTGTTTCCATACCGGAACCGCAGTTTGTCCTTCGGCTTTCATCCGCTTAAACTCTTCACTTGCTCTTTTTAATTCATCCACAAACATTGGCAAGTTATTGGATATGGCAAGGAAGAATTGATTGAAACTCATTGTCAAAGACGGTAACTCTCGCAATAACTGCTGCGTCTGAACATTAAGCCCATTCCAAGAGGACGCATAATTACCTACATTCCTTTGATAATTCCCAAATTGAGAGTCAATTTCTTTCAACTTATTATTCAAAGCATTGGCTTGCGCTATCAAATTCTTTCCGACACTACTTTCCCGGTCAGCTTCACTCAACGCCTTATACCTTTTCTGCAATTCAAGCATGGCGGCATTCATTTCATAATAACTGCCGGAAGCTGAAATAATTGCCGTGGAATGATTTTTTATCAAAGCCGAATATTGTTGATTTTGCGCCATCAATTCAGTATGCCTCTGCTTTAATAGCGAAGACTGCTTTATATATTCAGACAAAGTTATTTCCCCATCTTTATAAGATTTTCCAAGAGCTTTAATATCTGCATCAATCTTTTTCATAGCCTCTTTATTGGCTATGGTATCAGCCGTTAACTTAGTAACTTCGCCATCATATGCCTGTACGGTGTCGATTATGGCGGCATAGTTCATATTTGCCGCCTGCAATTGAGTGGATGCCTGGCTTATTATATTACTTGCTGTTTGGGTACTTTTAGCCGCATTATCCTGCGCCGAAGACACCTGGTTGGATGCGGAAGATAATCCGGCAAGCATATCACTTGCATTCTTGATATTTTTAGCGAACTGTTCAAACAGAAGGTTTAACTTTTGCAAAGATGACATTGAATTTAGTTGCTGGGATACTTGACGTAGCACGGTAAGTTGTTTTGCCTGAATAGATGCCATATTTTCTTGCGTCTTATTCAATTTCTCCAACAGCGAGGTATAATTACGTGCTTTTTGGGAAAGTTCATCAAATGTTTTGGGATTAGTTTTTACTCCTTGCGCCAACTCCTTAGCAAGCTCCACATAAGACCCTTTTGTACTATCAAATTCAAGACGGAGTTCCTTTAATTGTTGTACGGCTTTTTTGTCGACTAAATCGGTAATTATAAATTCGTTTGCCATAAGTCCTAATATTGAGTGCCATGCAACATCACATGGTGATACAAAGATATTGAATTATTTAGAATTTTCTAAATAAGAAAAGCAAAAATGAAAATCAGAAAGGGAAGAAAAAAAGAAAAAGCCAGATGTAATGTCTGGCTTTATCATTTAGAAATAATCTTAATAATGCAATTAGTATATCACTGCATTTCCACTGATTATATATACCGGTAAATTAGACCTACCCTTTTCTATTTTTTCAATACTAAACGAAATAATTCCATTTGCGCCCATCTCTTTGGCTTTATTAACTGCGGATGAAATCATTCTTTCATAAGTAGGGACATAATATTTTCCAATAGATATGCTTCTTTTTTCATGCACATAGTTTCTATCTTCTTTTTTTACTTTATTTCCTGAATGAAACTCCAAATATATTGGACCTACGGGAGTAAAATCCTTATTCCCAATTTCAGTAGGATTAATTACAAAGTTAGGGTCTTTGACATATTCTCTATAATCAAGGGAATATCCTATTTCATAATAAGTGCTCTTACATGATGTTACTGATAGCAAAATCAGAAACAAAAATAATAGTTTTTTCATAAGCTTTTAAATGTTATCAGATTTTTTTATGTTGCAATTTTTACAAAGAATTTGAAGATTTCTAAAC